CTAGTATCATGCCGTTAAGAAACGTACCAATAACATATACTTTAGATCAGCAGAGACAAGAGATAAACAATCTTGCTGATGATGTAAATAATATAGATGTTAATTTTAATGAAAAAGTTGATGATAGGATTAATTCATTAATAACTGCTGGTACAGGTATTGCTGCTGTTTATGACGATACAGCTAATACTTATACTCTTTCATTAGATTTTACAGAATTTAATACAACCAATCTTACAGAGGGTGTAAATGGTTTATTCTATACTAGTGCTAGAGCAATTAGTGAAATTGATAATAGAGTAACTAAAACTTTTATTGAAAATTTACTTATAACAGAATTAGGTGAACTAGAAGAAATAAATTTAAGATCTGGTGCAACAACAGCACAAATTACTGCTCTAAATTATGCTCACGCCAATTGGAATACAGCATATAGTTGGGGTAACCATGCTAGTGCTGGTTATATAACCAGTGTTGGTGCTATTGCTCTTGATGATCTTTCTGATGTTAATGTTAGTGGTATTATAACTGATGGTCATGTTTTAAAATGGGATGGTGGTACTTCTAGATGGATTGCAGCACCAGATTTATCTGGTGGTGGAGGAGGAGGAGGAGGGGGTATCTCTCTAACAGATCTTTCTGCTGCTAGTAATTCTGCTTCTGGCGGTGGTTCTTTCTCATATAATAGTGTTTCAGGTCAATTCACATATACTCCTCCAGATCTTTCTTCTTACTCTACTTTTTCTGGAAGTTATACTGATCTATCAAATAAACCATCTATTCCAGCATCTCTTGATGATCTTTCTGATGTTGATACAACTGGTGCAGCAAACGATAAAATTCTTAAGCATAATGGAAGTCAGTGGGTAGTAGCAGATGATGAAACTGGTGGTGGTGGTGGTGTTGGATTAGTTTCTAGAGCAACTGCTTCTACTACAATAACTATTCCAAATGGAGCTCCAGCAGATGGAACAATTATAGCAGCAAAATCTTATGCACTACTTAAGATAGCAACATCTCATGCTGCATGGATAACTCTTTATATTGATAATAATAGTAGAGTTAATGATTCTACTAGAAATGAAACAACAGATCCACTTCCAGGTCAAGGTGTGATTGCAGAAATTATTACAGATCAAGCTGCTACACAATATATTACTCCAGGTACTATTGGATGGAATAATGATGTAGCACCAGATAATACTGTGTATATCAAGGTAGTTAATAAGAGTGGTAGTACTGCAGATATTACAGTAACATTAACATACCTTCAACTAGAGGCGTGATATGTTAAACCCTGATCCTTCACCATCACATACAAATGGTCCAGATGGCGAATCAATATCTTTATTAGATCATTCAGATAATAAGGTTTATGTCGTTACACTAGAAGATAGTAATGATTTAGAAGGTTTCTATTCGGACATGGCATCAGATGGATATCAACTCCAAATGAAACGCCCTATTAGTAGAAGTACACACTACTATATGAATAGTACTCAAGCAGAAGATTTACGAAAAGATTCTAGGGTTGCTGCTGTTGAGATTAACATAGATGACGATCCAATAAGAGTTGTTGAACCTTTTAATCATTATGATGAAGTTAATAATACTCCATATTCTATTTCTAATGGAAATTGGGAGAAGTCACAATATGCAGGTTTACATGGTGATGATGAAAGGCAGTGGGGATTATTACACTCTAGTGGTACCATTGCTGAAAGAAGAAAGGGAACATGGGGACAAGATGCCACTGGAAGAGTTACTGAAGACATTGGAGTTTATGCTGATGGAAAACATGTTGATGTAGTTATTGTTGATAATCCAGTTTCATATGATTGTGGTGAATGGATTAGTCCTACTACTGGAAAAAGTAGATTTGTACAATATGATTGGTTTACAGAACTCAATAGTTATGTGTCCACTATAGATGATGATGGTAATTCACTTCCTTCGGGAGCATATCAATATTATTCTAATACTGTTAACGCAACATATCATGGAAACCATGTAGCAGGTACTATTGCTGGGCAACATTATGGTTGGGCAAAAGAAGCAAACATTTATAGTTTACATATAAATCTTGGTAGTGGTTTTGGAAACCCTATTGGATCTACATTAGTATTTGATTATTTGAGAGCATTCCATAGATATAAACCAATTAATCCTTTAACAGGTAAAAGAAATCCTACAATAACAAATCATAGTTGGGGATCTGTTGCTAAAATATATTCATATTATGAAAGAGCATTAGTTCCATCTGATATTCATAAGATTAAAGTTCGTGGTGTAGAATACGATGCTTCTAATCCTGGTCCTAATGGATGGACAATGGCAGGAATAGAGAAAGACTTTGGTGTAGGTGCAACTGATTTCAATTATAATTTGAATAACGTTGGGTCAAGATATGACATAGTAGATGCTATTAAAGATGGTGTAGTTTGTATTTGTGCTGCTGGTAACAATGATAAGTATGGTATAAAAGCAAATACATTAACACCAGAATTTCAAGCAGGAGATTGGAATAATTATGTTATGTTTAAACTTCCTAGTGGAGCATTCTACCCAATTTATCATCATTGTGGATCCTCTCCAGGTAATGCATATAATGCTATTAATGTAGGTTCTATTTCAAATGATTCTGATTTTAAAAAATCAGATTTTTCTAATTTTGGACCAATGATTGATGTTTGGGCACCTGGAGATATGATTCAAAGTGCTTGGCCAGATCCATTGAACATCTATGCTGCATCAGGAAGGAATGGTAGTGGTGTTGTTGATAACAAATATGGTGCAGGTAATTGGAGATATACTATAAGTGGAACTAGCATGGCATCACCACAGGTTTGTGGTATTGCAGCATTGTTAGCAACAGGTAAAGAAAGATTTACTAATAGTGATGTAATGGGATTTATACAGAAGTATTCTTATGAAAATGAAATGACATTTGATGTTAATGGTGGTCTTTTTGATGATAGAACTGCTTCTGGTGGAGCAAATCCATTACATGGTGGATCTACTTCTACTACTAGAGAAATAAGAGCAATTAATCCAAGAAATGTAAGTGGTCTTATTGATGGGTGGTATAAAGAAACATTGAAAGGAGAGAGGAGACCATCATATATGTTCTATGGTGCCCAGATGTATCCTAGAACTAATACTTATTATAGATCTTTACCAAGTCCAATATTGCCTATAACACTCACTGCTGTATCAGGTAATTATATAATGACTGGTAGTGATAGACAGACTACTTTTAATGATACTCCCGATCCAGCAATAGTAATTAATCAAGGTGATATATTAAAGTTTACTGGATCAGTATTTGGTGATCATCCTATGTGGATTACTAAAACACAAACCACTGGTCAACCTAGTCTTTCTAATCAACCAGATGGTGTTGCAGATAATGGAACAAAGGTAGGACCACTTGTATGGAACACTACTGGTGTTCCGAAGGAAACTTATCATTATAACTGTGAGTACCATGGTTCAATGCATGGTACGATTACTATAATATAGATAAATATAATTATATTATAGTTTTACTATGGATACATCAAAAATGCGATCAGAATTCGAAGCACAATTAAAAGATTATGCTTTTAGAATTAAGAAAGGTGAAGAAGAGATTGATAAACTTAAAGAGTATAAATTAAAACTTGAAGGTGGTTTAGAAACTCTTGATTTACTTGAAAAACAACCAGCAGATGTAAACGATGGCAGCAGTCCCAGTTAACATACTAATTGATCAAGGAGCAAACTTCGACACTTCTTTTTACATTACAAACCAAGATGGTACTCCGCTTAATATGGCAGGGTATACTGGTGAGGCTGCTTTGAAGAAAAGTTTCTCTGCTAAAGAAACTGATCGAATTCCATTTACACTATCATTTCTTGATAGGACTCTTGGACATGTTCAAATTGCATTAACCCCTGCTGAAACATCTGCTTTAAGTAGAAGAAGATATATGTATGATATCTTATTAACTTCTCCCAATGATTATAAAACAAGGGTTATAGAAGGTATTGCCGAAATAAATTATGGGGTATCCTGATGGCATATAATGTCAGACTTGGAAATAATACTCATCGTGTAGCACAGCGTCCATCGCCACAGTACACACTTGATGTTAATTATGAGATACCTTCTAAATCAACACAGTTTACCAATAAGAAATTAGATAATATATCTGGTCAATTTGATGGTACTAAAGACACATTCTCTTTAACCATTGATGGAGATCCATATTATCCTCTTAATGATGAACAGTTGATGATAACTGTTAATGATGTAATTCTTGAACCAGGTATCGATTATACTATATCAGATGATAAGATTGTTTTCAGTACTCCACCTGCAGGATCAAGTTTATTCTTTGGTATTGCATATGCAACGACTGCTGATTTAACAAGAACTCTTAATTATGTTATTGATAGTGGATCCGATCCACTCAATCCAGGAATCAAAGGTAACATGACAATAGATGTTACTGGTGTTATAGAATCTTGGACAATTATTACTGAAGAAGAGGGCAATCTAAAACTAGATATTCAGAAATGTAGTTATGATGATTTCCCAAATTTCACATCTATATGTGGTACAGAATTGCCACAGTTAGGTGTATTAAATAATTCACAAGAAAGAAAGGCAAAAAATGACACCCTTTCTACTTGGTCTACCGAAGTATATGCAGGTGACGTATTTCAATTTGAGGTTATCTACTCTATTAATATCAGTAGATTTGTTATCTCATTGAAACTTAAACTATAAATACTATCGGATATAAATAAAAATAACCAACAGACGATAAACTACGGAGAGTTTCCAACATGGCACTGCTAGTAACCGATAATGGTGAAATTGATTCCTTGCGTAATTTGCTTAACCAAAACCAAGCAATTCCCAGAAATCTTATCTTAAAACTTTTCACTACCAATACGTATCCTGCAGAAGCTGATACACCATCACAGACAGCGTATTACGAGCCTTATACATCTAACAATACCCTAGGGTATGGCACATCACCTTCCACAGGTTATAGTCAAGTTATTAATACAAGGCATGATCAAGATTACTCACAACAGTATGGTAAACTGTTGAATGGTAACCGTTGGACAATAGAAACACTTCAGACTGCTGCTGTTGTTGGTGTACAAGGTAGTGGTACTGCTGGTGAATATGGTATTACCGTAGCATCTAATGCTGATATTAAAAAGGGAGACTATGTAACTGGTGGATCTGTTGGAACTGGTGCATATGTCGTAGACATCGATGGAACTGATCTTCTGTTGAGTGTTAAGAACCAAGGTACATTCACAAACCAAGGACTAGACTTCGGTGCTGGAAGAACAACTGCTTCATATCCAGAAGAAACATTTGAATTTGAAGGACCAGCTGGTGACGTTTATGGTTACATGCTAGTACGTGCTAACAATCTACCTACAACAATTCATGGTGTAGCAGATGCTGCTTCTGCTTCTGCAGGAACACAAATTGAAAAGACAAGTGTTAAAGGTAACATTGGAGACACATATCTTACACTAAATGCTGAAAAGGCTGAGCCTACTGGAACTGGTGATGCTGGTAAATTTGAAGTTAGTGTAAACGCAACAACTGGTATTGCTGTCAATCAACGTGTAACAGGTACAGGTATTGCTACTGGAGCTCGTGTTGCTGGTATTGCAGGTACAACAGTTTATCTAGATAAAGCAAATGCTGGTGCTGTTTCTGGTACTCTCGTATTCCAAGCAAACGTTGCTGAAAATTTAACTTTAGGAATGACAGTTTCACAGACTGCTACTCCTAATGGTATCGATGCTAATACTGTTATCACAGGTATTGACTATGAAACTGCTGATACTGATGGTACAGTAGTAGTTCATATAAACAATGCTATCATCGAAACAATTTCTGATAATGCTAATAACGGTGAAGTTCAGTTCGACTTTAGTAAGGCAACTGCAACTGCTCATGCGTTAAACGTAGGAGATACAATTTATATTGCACAGGGAACAGGTAACAATACTACATCTGCTAGTACTTACACTGTATTTGAAGTACCTGATGCAAATACATTCACTACAACCCCAGCTCTAGATGGAACTGGAGATTTGACATTGTATAGTGCGATATTCTTCGCTGAAAGATTCACAAATGGTCCTTATGCTATTCAAAACGCAGGTGACCAAATTAAGGTAACACTGAACGTCAGCCTCGACTGATTTGTTCACATTGATATTTACATTATGGGGGAATTGCATCAGCAGTTCCCCTTTTTTTTCTTTATCACGAAGATTGTAGTTTATGG